AGCGGCGGCCCCATACCTGTGAAGGTACGGGGTCGCCAGCACCTTTGACAGCGTCCAAGTCAACCTCAGAGTTCAAACTCTCAGGTAGAGCAAGGACGACGTACTGTTTCGGAATGTTACGTACCGAGTCAATCAGACTTTGCAGTCTGACCGACCGAGGTAAGTAACGAACAGGAACAGGGCGTCGTCCCCGCTTTCGTAAGGCAGCCGCAACTTTGGTAGGCCTGATGACCCAAGAGTTTGTTGGCTCCAGTCCCATCATGAGACAATAGTCTCGCGAACGGGATTGGATAGACATCTCTTCAATATCTGAAGGTGTCTTTCCAACCAACTCCTGGGCTCCCAAGCCCTTCAAAGTTGTGACCTTCTCCTCTGCGGAACGATGAAGGACTCTGAAAGAGTGAGAGAAGACATCGCCAACGTCACCGCTGGCAAGGTCTCTCCACGCGACAGAGCCCACCATCGACCAAACACGTGATAAGCCATCCAATTCTAAGGGTTTCCCCTGAAGAAGAGTATGGTATATCGCGCGTCTGGCCCACAGAGGAGCTACCTTACGAAGCTCTACCTGGGAGGAAGGCTTAGGTGCTGGCAAGCCAAAACCACCTAATTCTCTAGGCAAGAAGGGAGGTAAACCCCTCTTCGATGCCCAGGAAGCCACCCCAGGGTGAGCAGACAGACCAATCTGTCTAATCAACCTGTGGTGATTAGGATGTTTCTGGCAAGCCAGGGCGATAGTTGGACCAACGGTTACCCACCAAGGAGCGAGGGAACAGCTCTCGGGCGTATGCCCTGGAACTGTAACCAAGCCTCTTAATGGGAAACCGATGGGACCTTCCATCGCACCCAAACCCCAAGGAACCTGGTGGTACGATCTTGTCCATCTCGCCTTACGAGAACCCGCAACAGGCCCGGCGACTACTTCAGAGTATAACTTTGGAGTAGAAGCCTTACCTGGGCGGACCCTAGTAAGACGTGAAATGGTGTTCTGCCTTTCCAATGGTATTTCTACACGAGAGAGTTTAAAAACTTCCTCGGTAAAAATACCATAGTTAAGCGAAGTCAAATGTTTAGAAGGACCAGAGAACTTCATCCCTGTTAAGAGGATGTTGCTCTCATAGACCTTCCTTACACTTGGCTTCCAAACACCAACGAGATCGTCCCCACAGATTCTATAGGGCTGGGGACCTAAGCCTTCACTCTGGGAAGACTTGGATCGTACTGTGGCAACAGCGGAGTCTGCACTCCACATATTAGCCAGACACAAGATGAACCAAGTAAGTGGGAGACCCATAAGGATCCCGCAAGAGCTTGACTCAATCTCGTGGCCGTCTGGATATGTGACGTGCATAGGACCAAGCAGTTCCTCCCCGACCTTTCGGAGCTCTGAGTGCAGGCCTATCCCGTCACAGTAACCTAACCATAGCGCTCTAGCAGCACTATGGTGAAGGTTATCTGTGGCAGCGGATAGGTCCGCACTCAGGACTTCTACTGGGCCAGGGACTCCGCCCCGTATCATCGAGCGCACTGCCTCTAGGTGATCTCTCTTAGCACTGCGCTTACCCTCGCATCCTTACGGAGCGAGGAAAGCGCAGTGATTCGGAGAAGGTGACCTAGAGCAACAGCAGCCCCAGGAGACTTAGT